AATTACCAGGGAATACGCCTACTAACCTAATGATGTTTGGTACTCCAACTAAACTTTTAGATGGCGGTAAAACAGAAGAAGAATTTAAACAATTTCTTGAAACTGGCTATGCTCGTAGATTGCTATTCGGATATACGACAGAAAGTCACAGAATGAAATATGCCTCTGCTCAAGAAAGATATAAACAAATGGTAGATGCCAATTTAGCGAAAGATATGAGAGCAATTCAAAAAGAATTTACTGATTTTGCTAAAAGACCATTTAATCCGGTATTACAAATATCAGAGACTAATTCTATTCATTTGATTGAATATCAGATTAAGTGTGAAGATCTGGCAGATGATATGAAAGACCATATGGCTATTCATAAAGCTGAAATGATACATAGATACTATAAAGCTATTAAATTAGCAGGTGCCTACACGTTTGCAGATAATTCAACAGAGATCACTAAAGATCATCTAGATTACGCTATTAGCGTAGTAGAGGACTCAGGTGAAGCATTTCATACCTTAATGAGAAAACAAGGCCCTTATGAGCGATTAGCGCACTATTTAGCGGATTGTGATAATGAGGTAACCCAGCATGAGTTAATCGAAGAATTGCCGTTTTATAAGGGCTCAGAGGCTCAAAGAAGGGATTTAATGACTTTAGCTACCTCCTTTGGATATAAGAATAATATTATCATTAGAAAGCGAACATTAGACGATATTGAGTTTTTTATAGGGGAAACCCTGGCTGAAACAGATCTTGATAACCTCACAGTCGCCATAAGTACTGATATTGCATACAATTACGAAGCTGATAGTCCACCATTCGATTTATTACATAAATTGACTACCGCTAGTGGTTATCATTATACAGCCCATGCATTCGTAAATGGGCATAGAAAAAGCGAAAATGTAATACAAGGCTTTAATCTACTAATATTAGATTGTGATGGAGACGTCAGTATAAATACAGTTAAAGTATTATTAGAAGACTACACATTTCTAATTTCTACAACTAAACGCCATACAGAAGAAATTAATAGATTTAGACTTATTTTACCGTTGTCTCATAGGATTAAACTTAGTTCTAGTGAATATTCTAAATTTATGATGAATGTATTTGCCTGGCTACCATTTCCAGTTGATGAAGGAGCTAAAGATATAGCGAGGAAATGGGCTACAAATCCAGGATTCTATGAATACAATAAAGGTAATGTAATAGACGCGACAATGTTTATTCCAGAAACTAAACGATCTGATGAAACAAAAGCACGTATTAGTTCCTCTGGAGTTACTAATATAGAACGTTGGTTTGAAGCACATACTGCCACAGGAAATAGAGCCAACCATCTATATAGATATGGCATGGTCTTAATTGATGCAGAATTAGGATTAGGCGATATTGTAGAAAAAATAGAAGCATTTAATAATAGATTAGAAGTACCCCTTCCTGAAGATCAATTCAGAAACAGTATAGTTAAATCTATAAGTAAAGAATTCCAAAAACGACAAGCTTAACTTCATTTCAGAGCTCAACAGAGCGAAACAAGCTGAAATAACGTGGAGTAGAGCACAGCGTTTTGTAGCATCGTATAGTGATACCAAGCAACGTAGTTTAATTCTAACAAGGAGAGTAGTAATGATACTAGCAACATGTAAAGTAACAGGAACAGCCGCATATAGTCAATCAAGACCTCATGATACACCTAAATTATCTAAAGAATTAGCTAAAGATTATGAAACAAGGACGTGGAAAGAACGTGTACATGCCGATAAAGATGGGAACGTATTTATTCCTGCTATGGCATTTAAAAATTGTATAGCAGAGTGTGCAAAATATATGTCTATACAAATACCTGGAAAAGGTAAATCTACATACACTAAGCATTTTGAAGCTGGTGTTATGGTATTAGATAATATTGATCTTAATATTCATAAAGACAATATTGAATCTGAATGGGTATTTGTTCCGGTTGATGGACGAAAGGGAGGAGGATCAAGAGTATGGAAAAATTTCCCTTATATTAATCCCGGTTGGACTGCTACAGTAAAATTTTATATTTTAGATGAAACTATTACAGAAGATGTATTTAGAGATCATTTAACTCAAGCAGGAAATTTTATAGGTTTAGGAAGATTCCGTCCTAGAAATGGTGGAATGCACGGTAGATTTACCATTGATGATGTTAAATGGGAAGCAGTAAAAGGTACTGCATCTCAAAAAGCAGCTTAACTTAGCATAGCTCAACTTAGCATAGCGGAATATAGTGGGACAGAGCTCATCGGAGATTAGCTGAGCTTAGCCGAGCTCATCGGGACGAATTTTAGCCGAGTGGAGCATCTCATGATTGCGCGAAGTGAAGTGTAGCGAAGTCTAGCAAGACTAAACAACGTTTTAATTAACTAAGGAGGTCAAGGATGACTGATCCAGATATCATTAAACAACCGGATGAAGATAGTCCATTATTTCATAGGGCTATAGAAACAAGTGAATTATTAAAAGAATTACAAACAGTAAAAATTGACGCAATAATTACTTATGAAGAAACTGATGCAGTAGCTATGGGAAGTACTCGACCAGGAGGTATTAAAGCTCATTATTTAAGATCAGCCAGAGTAATTTTACAAAAACAAACAGGTGTTGAATTCCAAGCAATTCCTAATATTGGTCTTAAACGCATGAATGATACGGATAAAATCAGTAAGAGTCAGAGATCTCTTCAGGGTTACAATAGAAAAGCTAAAAGAGATATAAGAAGGTTAACTTCCTGCGATTATCCTACTCTTTCTGCCGAACAAAAATTAGCACATAACGTACAAATATCAGTCTTGAATGCTATCAAAACTGGATCATCAGGAGATAGGATTAATAGAGTTGAAAAACGAATACAAGCTACTGGTGTTGAACGATTAGCATTAGAGGAAACTTTGAAGCAATTTATATAAAATTACGAGGTATTTATGAATAATCATTTAGTATTAGTTTCAGGTAAATCGAGTTCAGGTAAAAGTGCTAGTTTAATGGCTATGGATAAACCTGAAGGAGTAATGTATTTAAATTGTGAAAATGGTAAAATGTTACCATTTAAAACTAAATTTAAAGAATTAACAGTTACTGATCCAACTCAAGTATATCAAGCATTTGAAGAAGCAGAAAAAATGCCAGATATACATACTATAGTTATAGATACATTGACTTATCTCATGGATATGTACGAAAGTACTAAAGTACTTACTTCTACAAACACTATGCAAGCATGGGGACAATACGCACAATATATGAAAGTATTGATGTCTCAAGTAGTCGCCAAATCTACAAAGAATGTAGTATTTTTGGCACATACTTCCGACGTATTAAATGAAGCTGAAATGGTAAATGAGACTATGGTTAAAGTAAAAGGCTCATTAATGAATCAAGGAATTGAAAGTTTCTTTACGTGTGTCATCTCTACCAAGAAAATTCCTTTAGGCAAATTAGATGATAAAAATGCTAAATCAAAACTATTTAAAGTTACTGCAGATGATACTAATCAAGGGTTTAAATATGTATTCCAAACTCGGTTAACTAAAGAAACAGTAAATGAAAGAATCCGCAGTCCAATGGGAATGTGGGATGCAAAAGAAACTTATATAGATAATAATTTACAAAATGTGATTAATCGATTACATGAATATTATAAATGATATAATGTGCCAGATAGGACTATAGTGCCTTCCTTATGAGGTCCTCCTCTTCTATGGGCCTATTTAACTGAAGAGTTATAAAACACTAGTCCTTTCTTCTATGCTTCGCACGGGTCTAGAAGAGAGGCATTTATTTTATAGAAAGGAATATTATGAGTCATCCAGGTAATGATGAGATTATAGATAATAATCGCGATAAAATTACTCTAGATAAAACACGAATTGATCAGATAAATAATATGGTACATGTTGCTACAGAAATGGGATTTGGTGTAGTACAAGAAATTGCTGCAGAAACTTTAAAACGAAAACCAGGTTGTACTGTTAAAGAATTTACTAAAATATTGGATCAATATCTTGAACAACAAAAGAAAGCTACTAATACATGATTTATTAATAATCAAATAGGAGAAGCATATGAGTGAATGGGAACTTCCAAAAAATGCAGAAACACAATCTATTGAAAGAGTAGGTGGTGGATTTGCATGGGAATCTGGTGTATATGACACCACAATTAAATTAGTATATTTAAATCAATCAGCTTCTGAAGCAGTAAGTTTTAATATTGTTTTAGAGAATGCAGAAGGTAAAGAATTACGGGAATCTTTCTGGATTAGATCAGGTAAACCTAAAGGTAATAAAGTTACCTATACTAAAGATGGTAAAGAATATCCTCTTCCAGGGTATTCAGTTGCAAACTCTTTATGCATAGCTGCGACAGGTGAACGTCTATCTAAGTGTATGGAAGCCGCCGAGAAGAAAACTATCAATGTATACAATGCAGAGTTGAAAAAAGAGGCACCTGCTGAAAGGCCAGTACTCACAAATTTAATCAATAAACCGGTTAAAGTAGCTGTTCATCAAGTTATTGAAGATAAACAAGCTAAAAATGGGTCTGGTGAATATGTTTCAACTGGAGAGTCTCGTACTCTAAATCAATGTAAATTCTTTGGAAATATGGAAGGTAAAACTGCTGAAGAAATTACTAAAAATGAAGAAGCTACTATGTTCGATAAATGGGCCAATAAGAATACAGGCACTGTTATAGATAAAAGTAGTAAAAGTAAAAATACCTCTGCTGCTAACATTATGGATCAAGCTCCCGTTGTTAAACAGGGATCTTTATTCGCTAATTAATGTTAATTGCGGGGATTGATCCGGGGACTAATGGGGCAATCGCTGTTCTGGATTCAGAGAATCCAGACAGCGTTGCCCTGTTAGATTTAAAAAATAATAGTATTATAGATATCCATAATTGGTTAGTAGAAAAATTCGATTATAAACTAAGGATATTTTGGATAGAAGACGTGCATTCTATGTTTGGTATGTCAGCTAAATCTAATTTTGGATTTGGTAAAAACATTGGAAAGATTACTGCTGTTGCCGAACTATATAATCACGAATTATCTATTACAGTTACTCCTAAAGTATGGCAAAAATTTATAGGCGTAACTGCTAAAGGTAAAGCTATTAAAAAAGAAGTAGCTAAGATAGCTCAAAGATTGTATCCGAATGCAGAACTACATGGTAAAAGAGGCGGTCTACTAGATGGTAGAGCCGATGCATTAATGATTGCTCACTATGGGTTAAACCACACGGAGGAAGAATGAAAATAGAAATTGATTTAGATATTGAATCTATAATAATAGAAGCATTAAGAAAAAAAGAAGCAGAAAAAGCAATCTCTATACCGGTAGGAGCTACTAATAGCAGATCTAAATGGGAATATGGTCGTAAAAATGGAAGACGTAGAACTGCAGAAGAGATGGCTTTACATGAATTAGAAAGAGAAAAAGGCCGTAGACTTACTCCTGAAGAAAAAGGAGAAGTTAAAGGACAGGTTATGATCAATGAGACAATTGAAACAGAAGCTATGGCAGCTACTATTAAGAAAGATAGAATTGAAAAGATGGCAGCTGAAGGTTTGGCAGCGGCATCTAAAGAATTAGAAGAAGAAGAACAACATGAACTTATGCATAAAGAAGTAGAAGCTACAATTCCTAAAGTAGAAAAGTTAGATACTGAATCTTTATTTTCATGAGGAATTTATGAAACAACAATTAAAAAATGCATGGATTAATACACGAAGTTTTATCTATACCGGCTTGACTCTTGGAGGTATTTTAGTTGTACTTCTAGGATCAGTCGTTATACTTCCAATAGTAATTGGATTAGTAGTTGCAATGCTTGTTTTTTATATATGTAAAGCAGCTATTTATGAAAATGAAGAAGACACCTAGTCACCAAACAATCCTCGTAGTACATCGGCTAATAAGTCAGCTCCTGTTGGGTTGTTAGCTTCATCAAATAATTCATCTAAATACATTACATTAGGAGTTATATCCCCAGCAATAAATGAACTATCTACATTTCCTAATGTTGGTATTCCTGTACCATATTGAATCCCTCCTGATATCGCAACTCCTGTAGGATTCCTCATTGCTATTTGACGCGATGCTCTTTGATTACGTAAAAAATAAGACATAAAGACAGTCGCTCCTGTAGCATCTAATGCTTCTAATGCAGGATGTAGCGCCTCATCAAATAATACAAATGCATCAAGAGCTTCATGCATAGCTGTATTAAAATCCAATCCTCTTACTTCCATAGCATGTTGTATCATAACATACCTACCTAAAAAGTCCGTTAATTGAACAAACTGTCTCATTAGCTGATATGGTCCTGTATTTTTAGTCATCATAATACTCGATGCTATTGTACCAGCTGTAGATAGTGGAAGATTTTTTCGCTCTTGAATCCAAGGATTTGTTTTAAGAAATCGTCGTCCTCTATTTATGTATCCATCTAAGGAAGCATCATTTAAATCCTCCACAATAAGCGAATTTAATCCCATTTCACTCATTTGATGAATCTTATTATTTACTAACCGTACATTTACTGCCGCTAGTTCTATAGCTTCTTTACTTCTTTTTTTATCTAATTTTTTAATATTAATTATATTAATTAATTCTCGTTGTCTATCCCTATCATCACGATATGCTTCATATGAATGAAAACCTTCAATAATTTTATGAATAGTATAAGTAAATGGAATATTTCTCATAGTTAATTGCGCGATATTAGAATATGCATTAAATAACCAGACTTGTGGCATAGCAACAACTATTCTATCTTTTCCATAACCAACAACTTGTCTCAATATATAGTGAAATAAACCAGCAATACGTTTAACATGGGCCATGTTCGGATGTTGTAAAAAGAATGCATTTCTAAAATCACTGGCTTGATATCCAAAGATTTTATTAATCGCATCTTTTCTAACCATAAATGTCCCATTTTTGGTAAACCTATCCATATACATTCTAACTTCTTTAGGTAATCTGTAATACCGATCAATAAATCCATTTTCAGGATCTAAGAAATCAATAAATTCTTTAGGATGATCAGGCAATCTTTCCTTTTGTTCATAAACTAATAATTCTATAGTTCTCTTATCATTAACTAATGTAGCTTTTCGATCAATAAAAGA